GCAGAAGAAGTTGTAGAAGAGTTTGCTGGTTTCCCTAACATGGAACATGACGATTTAGTTGATAGCAGTACGCAAGCTCTGTTAAGATTTAGACAAGGCGGTTTTGTTCCTCTAGATTCTGATGAAGAAGATGAGCCAATAGAACACAATCGTAAAGCAGATTATTACTAGGAGATTACATTGGCTATAGATAAACAATACGAACCTGCTACGCCAATAGATGGCTTAGTAGAGATGGAGCCAGAAGAAGGCTTAGATATTGAAATACAAAATGCATTAACAACAGAAACCGAAGATGGTGGAATGATTGTTGACTTTGACCCTAGTGCAAATGAAATGCAAGCAGAAAGCTTTGATTCAAACCTTGTAGAATATTTAGATGATGATGAACTTAATTCTGTCGGTAATGAATTATTAAATGCTTTTAACTCAGATAGAGATTCAAGAGCTGATTGGGAAGAAACCTATACTAAAGGTTTAGACCAGTTAGGATTAAAGATTGAAGATAGAACAACACCTTGGGCAGGAGCTTGTGGTGTATTTCATCCAATGCTTAGTGAAGCAGTTATTAAATTTCAATCGCAGGCAATATCAGAAATATTTCCAGCATCAGGTCCAGTAAGAACAAAGATAGTAGGACCAATAAATTCAGAAAAAGAAAAACAAAGTCAAAGAGTTCAAGATTATCTTAACTACTTGCTTACATACGAAATGACTGAATATCGTACTGAAACAGAAAAGATGTTGTTCTCATTACCATTAGCAGGTTCAGCATTTAGAAAGATTTACTTTGACCCAACACTAAATAGACCAAGTGGTATCTTTGTACCAGCAGAAGATGTTGTAGTTAATTATGGTGCAAGTGATTTAGAAACTTGTGAAAGAGCTACTCATGTAATGAAGAAGTCTACTAATGATATCAGAAAGATGCAGGTTAGTGGATTCTACAGAGATATAGAATTACCAGATGCAACACCAACATCATCAGATATTACTAAGAAATATAATGAGATGACTGGTGAATCAGAAAGTTATAGTTACGATACACGCCATACTATATTAGAAATGCAAGTAGATTTAGACCTTAAAGGGTTTGAGGATAAAGATGAAAATGGCGAAGATACAGGTATTGCATTACCTTATGTAGTAACAATAGATAATCCTTCAGGCATTATTCTTAGTATCAGAAGAAACTATTACGAAGATGACAAGGCTAAGTTAAGAAGGATGCACTTTGTTCACTATCAATATTTACCAGGACTAGGTTTTTATGGCTTTGGTTTGATACATATGATTGGTGGATTAGCTAAATCAGCTACATCTATACTAAGACAATTAGTAGATGCAGGTACTTTAAGCAATCTACCAGGTGGTTTGAAAGCCAGAGGTCTGCGTATTAAAGGCGATGATAGTCCTATTATGCCAGGTGAGTTTAGAGATGTAGATGTACCAGGTGGTGCCATCAGAGACAATATTACATTCTTACCTTATAAAGAACCTTCACCTACATTATTTTCTTTACTACAAAATATAGTAGAAGAAGGCAAGAAGTTTGCAAGCATAGCTGAAATGAAAACATCTGACATGAATAGTCAGGCACCTGTTGGAACAACTCTAGCATTACTAGAAAGAAACATGAAAGTTATGAGTGCTGTTCAAGCAAGACTACATGCTGCAATGAAAAGAGAATTTGAAATACTTGTAAATGTAATTAAAGACTTTACAGAACCTAATTATCCTTACGAAGTAGAAGAAGGTCAGCAGATTAAAGTACAAGACTTTGACAATAGAGTAGATGTACTTCCAGTATCTGACCCAAATGCAGCAACAATGGCTCAAAGAATTATGCAATATCAAGCTGCAATGCAATTAGCACAACAAGCACCTCAGTTATATGACTTAGCACAGCTACATAGACAAATGCTTGAAGTATTAGGTATTAAAGATGTAGATACTATTGTACCTCCACAAGAAGATGTGCCAGCAGTTGACCCAGTTACAGCAGTACAAAATATTATTACTGGTAAACCAGTACAAGCATATGAGTTCCAAGACCATGAAGCTCATATACAAACACTTACTTCTGCACAGCAAGACCCAAGCATACAAGCAAAAGTACAACAGAGTCCAAATGCACAAGTTATACAAAGTGCTGGTTCAGATTATATTATGCAACATCTTGCATTACAGTTTAGGGACCAAGTTGAAAGAGAAATGGGTATAGAGCTACCTCCAGTAGGAGAACCTCTACCAGCAGATGTAGAAAAACGTATTTCTACATTGGTTGCTGAAGCAGCTAAACGAGTAGCTTCCACAAATGCTGCACAAGCAGAACAAGCTAGAATACAAGAACAAGCACAAGACCCAATTATATTAGCTAAACAAAAAGAACTAGAGATTAAAGAAACTCAAGTTAGAAACAAGCAACAAATAGATGAATCTAAAATAATGATTGATGCTGCTAGGTTAAAAACTAATAAAGAATTAGAAGAAGCTAGAATAAAAGCTCAACAAGAAGCAACTGGTCTTAATGTAGGACAGCGTATTGCTAGCGATTTGCTAAGTAAAGAAGCAGATAAAGAAAAACAATCTACACAAGATTATAAATTAGGACTTGACATTGCAAAGGATTTAGTAAAAGATATCAATCTGAATGAGTAATGATATCAATGAGCAATCACTTTCTAGATTTTTAACTAAAAAGTTAAGAACTATAATGAATGAATGTTCTGACCATATCTCAACAGGAAGTTGTAAAGACTTTGCTGAATATAAAAAAATGACAGGGGTAATTGAAGGATTAGCTCTAGCAGAACGTGAAGTTCTTGATTGGAAAGAACAACACCTTAAAGAATAGGAACTCGACACCTTAAAGTCGTGCAAAATATATGACTGAAAAAAAAGTAAATATACCAAAACCAGATAGTGTTAANAAGCCAGAGGTTAGTGACGAAGTTAAAAGTCANTTACCTCAACCTAAAGGNTGGAAAATACTTGTTGCAATGCCACAAGCTCAAGAAAAGACAGATGGCGGAATCATTAAAGCTACACAAACAGTAGTCGATGAAGAAACTTCAAATATATGTGGTTTCGTTTTAAAACTAGGCACTGAAGCTTATGGTGATTCTAAAAGGTTTCCAACAGGACCTTGGTGCAAAGAAGGTGATTGGGTAATATTTAGAGCTTATTCAGGCACTCGCATGAAAATGTATGGGAAAGAGTTTCGTTTAATTAATGACGATACTGTGGAAGCAGTTGTCGATGACCCAACAGGAGTAGTAAGAGCATGAGTGAGAGCATTGAACAAGTAATTGATACAAACGCAGAACCAGTTTCAGTACAATCTTCAGAAGATAAATTTTTTGGAGTTGCTAATCAGGTAAATACATCACCAGTAAGTGAAGTAGAAATAGAAGTCATTGATGAAAGACCTGAAGAAGATATAAGACCAGACAAAGTAGAAACAAACGAAGCACCTGTTGATGATGAAACAGTTGATAAAGAAATTACAGACTACAGTAAAAGAGCTGGCGAAAGAATTAGTAAAATTAAATACGAGTACCATGAAGAGCGTAGAGCTAAAGAACAAGCTTTAAGAGAGTCTCAAGAGGCTACAAAGGTATTAAAGAATTTAATGTCAGAGAATGAAAGATTACAAAGTGTAGTTACTCAGGGCGGAGATGTTTTAAACCAACAAGCACTTAATAATGCACAGTGGGCAAAATATAACGCACAACAAAAATTTAAAAAAGCATACGAAGAAGGGGATGCTGATGTAATGGCTGCTTCACAAGCAGAATTAGCACAAGCAACTTTAGCTGAACAACAAGCTGGTAATTATGCACAACAGATGCAACAACAAATAGCATCACAATATGTAGAGCCAGTTCAACAACAGCAACAAGTTGAAAAACAACCAGACCCAGATATGGATGATTGGTCAAATAAAAATCCTTGGTTTATGAGTACAGTACCAGAACACCAAGAAATGACTTCTTATGCCTTAACTATTGATAAGAGACTTCGTAATCAGGGAGTATTACCTGAACAAGACTCACCAAAATATTACGCAGAAGTAGATAAATATATGCGTAATGAATATCCAAACTTTTTCGGTGTCCAAAATGTAGCTTCTAATGAAACAGAAGTAGTTGCGGAAACACCAAAACGACAGGTTATTAATCCTGTTGCACCCGCCACGAGGAATAGCGGTAAACCACCTCGCAAAATTCATCTGACTCAGAGCCAAGTCGCCCTCGCAAAGCGTCTTAATATAACTCCAGAGCAGTATGCAAACCAACTATTAAAGGAGTCTTAATATGTCTGAT